GTCTAAGAGTGCTCCTACATGCACCCCAAGTTTGGGATGATATACACTAATCCGTTTCAAAAACTCAAATTGATTCGGAGACAAAAATTCAGCAAGTTCTGATTCTTTGTCGGGCATAGTGTATTTTTGACCGTACTGAGCTAGAAACTCGGCACACCCTTTGATGTGAAAATTATCGATCTTGTCTGAGACAGTTCCAATATTGTCATCACCATAAGTGCCAGCAGCTACGTAATCACGGAATTTCTTTCGCTTTTCGAAAACCTTACAAGGGTTTTCGGAGTAAAAGTAACACCGCAAATTCAAAGATCCACAAATGCCATTAATAATGACAGTTAGTGAATTACCACTGATGTGAGATCCTTCGGTCAAACCAATCAGATCACCATTATAAGAGATATATGCATAAACAATGTCTCCCGACATTGCTCGCATAATTCTAATATCTTCCTCAGAATAGTCACATTCCTTTGCGAAATCAATTAAGATACACAAGGCTGCGAACAGTTCTTGGGAAGAAATGTTGTGATCATATCCAGCATAATCGCCACCAAACAAACGTTCCAAACCAAACTTTGTAACATGCTGATAAAATTCCTCCCATTCGGGTCCGTGTGAGTTGATTCCAACAGCACACTCCGAAAGGAGAGGATTCATCTGCAAAACACGCAGTATTGGTAAGAAATATTTGCGGACGAGGAAGGTTAGTGATAACGAATTTCCATAGAAAATTCTACACTTATCCTTGGTCAAAATCTCGTCCTTTTTACAAGCCTTCGCAATAGGATATCCACGTTCCCCACGTCGATAACAATCCTCAATGCGCTTGATCTCATCCATCAAGACTTGTTCAAACTCCCGGTTAGATGGCCATTCTTCAGTAGGCTCCAGCTCCTTCACAAAGTTCCGTTTGGGACCTGATAAAGGAAAACCTACTGCAGTATTGAGCTTAATACCATCTAGGAATTTCTTCCCTGGTACACCATTTATATTTTCTTTATCCGTCAAAGGCCGAGCGTCCTTCCAAAGGTCACTCTTGAAAACAGGTAATAATGGTTCCTTATAATCCTTGATTGCTATTTCAAGCAAATCATGGGGAAAAGGAGTACCAGGGACGGCCATATCCTCCAGACAAGTTTGCCAACCAAACCAATCTGGATTTAACTTTGGGCCACGATAGATATTTGGGACACCACAAACATCCACAATATGTGGACTAATGGGTGTGACCTTTACTTCACTCTTAGTAAGAGATCTTCCAGGACACGATCCAAAATATTCAATTTGGGAATTCTTAGGGAGGTAATTCAACGCGCTCTTCTTATGCAATGGAGCGTCTGTTAACACCTGTACTCCAAGTACAGTTGTTTCAAACTTTCCAGCAGAACCAGAG